CTCCAATTGGGCTTGAAAGTCAGCGTAAGAGACCTTTGGTTTGGTTGTTGGGGCAATTTGCGGCTCTACGCGAGGCAGGGCTGCGGCCACCGGAGGAGCGGTGGGTGCCGTGCCAATTGCCGTTTCAACGGCCTCCGCGCCTCTTACGGTTCCGCGCTGAACCATTGGTGCGGCTTTAACGCCTGCGCCCGCAGCCAATGTCCCCATCATGTTTTCGACATCCTGAACAGGCAAGCCTGTTTTTTCCGCTACCCAGGCGGCTCCCTTTTGGAAGTTCTCGCCAATGAAGTTGAACAACCGGCGGGTGGCTTCGCCTTGGTACTCGGGCGTTTCAGTAATACCCAGCGCCTTGCCAGCGGGAGCCTCAAAGGGGGCCGCCGCCGCCGTGCTGAGTTCTTTTGCGGCCTCGGGCGACTTGCCAAACGCACGGGCTCCAGCGTAAGTCACGGGTTCCACAATGCCTGGAACAATGCCGCCAAGGGTGGCGTCATACAGGCTGGCCGCAGCGCGACCAAACTGAGCCATAGGCCCAACCGAATCTTTTACTTTTCCAACCTTGCGAGGAGCAGACAGGTCTTGCGTTGGCGTTGGAATAGATGCCACATCAGCGGCGGCTTTTTCTGTCGCTTGCTTTGCCTCTGTTGCGGTTTTTTGAGTCTGCGCCGTTTCGTACTCTTTGCGGGTTGCGCTCAACGCGCTTTGCAAATCGGATGGGGGCGCGGCCTCCGCAGGCGCTTGTGTTGCGGGAGGTGTTTGGGGGGTAGGTGCTTTGGTTTCATACTCGCGCCGCGTTTCCTGTAAGGCTTCCTCAAGGCCGCTGAACGCAGGCGAACCGCTCGATGCGGGCGCGTTCTGCGAAACCTTGATGGGTTGCGACCCAATCTTTTCAAAAAACGCTTTGCGCATTTCTGGCGGTTTGGAGTTGAACTCCTCCGGCGAACTTAACACCCGCTCAAGAAGCCTCGTGTCGAGGGACACGCCGTCCATTGACATTCCCTTGGCAATGTCCAGAGCCCTGGCCCTATCCGTTGCCGTCATGTTTTCAAAACGATAGGGGTCGTTCATTTTTAGGGCTTTCGAGGTGGCAGGGCGCCAGTTTGGGAAAGACTCTCAAGGTTTCTATATTTGCGTTCAAAGGCGTCCAAAGACTGCAAGTCCGTTGGCTTAATCTTGTCGAACGCCTTTTTCTTTTGATCGGGGCTTAAACGGTCAGATGAAAAAATTGCCATTGCCTCAAACACCCTCGGGTCGGCGTTAGCATTCCAGGCATCTCGGTAGTTGCGCAAGTTTGCTTCGCCAAACCCGTTGTTGATAAACGCTTGAGCGCCCTTGGCCTGCATCTGAGCGCCAAACGCATCGCCACGCAATTTGGTAACAACATTTTTCAACACTCCTGGCGGGTACTCTACGCTGCCCGTTGACTCCGCAACCAACCGAGTGTTTGCATCCGTTCCGGTTCCAGCCGCTTGGCTTGTTTCAATAACAAGGTCGGCGATTTCTTTCTGGAGCAATTTGTACTCAGCATCGCCAAGAGCGGCTCGCAGCCTTCCCTCAAGTTCTCCGGCTTTACCGGCCTGGAAAGCTCTGTCTGACTCAATTGCGTTGACAGTTTGCAGAACGCGGTCAACGCGGTCAATTGTGAATGGAGCCCTGTCTTCGAAACCGCGCAACCGTTGTGAATACTCGCGCCCCTGGTTGATCGCGGCCTGTTCGGGCTCGCTCACGGGTTTGATGCTATTTGGCCCCCTCGGGGCAAAGTTCAGCGGAAAGCCAGGGTTGCCGACTTGCCCCATAGGCTGAGTAAGTTGACCGGCAATCACATCGCGCTGAGATGGAGCGGGCGCAGCCATTGCCGATGGTTGGCCTGCGGGTTGGCCTGACGGTGTTGCTACGGGTTCTTCTACTGACGGCAGGGGCCGAACAACCCCTTCCCCACGGGTTCTTTGAACCGGAACAGGGAAGCCGGTTGTCAGCACTTCCGGCGTCATCATTTCCGCTCTAGTGGCTTTATCGAGGTCACCAATCATCCGTTGTTTCAAGTATTGCTGGAAACCTGCGGGGTTATTCTCTGCTTCCGCAAGATATTCGGCGGCAATCTTTTTGCCTTCGGTTTCGTAGTCGATCCCGGCGTTTTTCGATTGAGTCATTACATTTTGCACAACCAAGTCGGTCAGCGCGGCTTTGTCCACCGGCTCACCTTTGGCGGCGGCAACCACCAATGGGTTGAACATCAACGACACCGTTCCAGCAGTAATTGTTGAGGCTTTGTCTGCGCTTAACCCCATCGCGGCTTTTTGAGCGCCAGTTTGAGCAGCCGCTGCTTCGGCAGTGGTCTTCTTGATCAGTTCTGGATACAGTTCCGACAGGCGGGAAAACTCCATCGCCTTGGTCGCCGTGCCAAGAAGATCAGAAATGTTGGTTCGTTTCTGGGGAACCGCTTGAAGCGGAAGGTCAGGTTTTATTCCAAAGTCGGCCATGATTTTTCCTTACGCGGGCTTCAAAAACCCAGATTTCCCAAGTCCATACAATGTTGCCAAATCACTTACTTGCCCTAAAGCGTTTTGATATGACTGGGCCGCGCCAATTGTTCCCGCCGCCTGCGCTTGCGCCCCACCAACGGCCAGGGTTCCAATGTTTTGAGCCGCGCTTTGACCATACTGAACGCCGGTATTGACTGCGCCCTGGCCCATGCCTGCGATGTTGGCCAGCGTGTTGTAAATGTTGCCGCGATCAGTTTGGAACCGGTTAAACGCATTTGCGTATTCTGTGGAGGCAAGGTTTTGTCCGTAGTCTGTAAGACCGCGCAGAGTGTTACCACTCAAAAATCCACCGCCAACATTAAGCGCCCGAGCAGTTGTTTGTTCGCCTATTTGCCGCCGAAACTCCATGCTGGGGTCGAGATACTGTTGCATTTGTTCCGGCCCGAACTGTGCCGTGAACATAGGCTTTAGCGCCTCAATATCTTTGAGGGCCGTGTACCCCAGTTCCCGATATGGAGTTAAGTCCTCTCGGGCTTGTTCAAATTGTTGTTGTTGCGCCGCCGTTGCAGCGTCAATGCCTGCCTGCTGCATCCTGGCCGCATCTTTAGCGGCCTTTGACCCCATGTAACCGCTAACAAGGGCGCTTCCCCCAACGATTGCTGCCGCCGCAAGAAAACTCATTTGGCTACCCCGCTTTCTAACCTCAAGTTGTTGAAGGCATCAAATAAGGCCGTTTCATCGGGCTCTACCAAGTCTGCCTCTGCTTCTTCTACCGTTGTTTTGTCGGTTTGGTGAAAAGTTGTTACGACCGAATGTTGCACCGCCAAAATGGCGCGTTTTGTGCCAGCCTTTGACTGAATTATATCGCCCGCTCTCAGAGTTACCATCCCTTTTTCTGACCACGCAATGACTTCACCTTCGGTGCAAACAAAGAAATGATCCTTTTTGTGAACCTTGCCGACCACCAGAACCCCCGCCGGTTGCGTCATTTTTCGACAGTAAACGCCGCCAGAAAAATAATGCTCTGTTGGAAGTTCCACTTGTTCCAGGCTGGACATCTCCTTCTGGAGTCTTGTGATTTGTTCCTTGGTTGGAACATGGGGCGTTGTCACAAGTTCAGACATTGTAGTAAGGCACCTTTTTAGACTCGCCGTTAACAGTCACCTCGATAAACCCCGCAGGGGCCGCAGGCAGAGTCGCAGAGCCCGCAGTCGCGGTGGTGGCGCTGGAAAAGTTGAGCAAATTGAGGAAGAACAGTTGCCATGCCCGCGTGGGCCGCTGGGTTTGGTCAATCATCGGGGCAGTTGGAATCCGCTGATTCTGAGGCGTTGACATTAGTTCTCTCCCGCTTCGGCTTTGAGGTTCGCAGAGATGATCACCGCTTTGACAGGATCAGAAACTGATACTTCAAACACCTTGTCCCGCGACCATCCGAGCCGCCGCCAAATGGCGCGGTTCTGATACTTGCCCTGCTTGCCGATGCTCGTCCAGTACTCGTTCGACCATGTGGAGCCGCCGTCATTCGACCAGCGCAACATCGCCTGGGGGTCTTGTCCCTGGCCTGTTGATAGTCCCACCCCAGGCTGGAATTGGATTTGCAGTTCGTGGAAATACTGGCGCTGCAAGTCTGAGGTGATGTGCGGAGCCCTTCGGATTCTGCGGATGGGCTGGCCGTCATCGGTGTAGAACTCGCGGGCCACTTGGTAAATTTTGCCGTTCTCGTAGTCTCCGACCAGAACTTGCTGGTTGAAGAACGCGCAGCAGTTGCCACGGTGCCGCTCAAATTGGTTTTGATTGTTGCGGTAAAGCCACTTGTGCCATAGGCCGGTGGTGTTATCAAAAGCCCAGGTCAGGCCGTTTTCGCCAATCGAGGGGAAGGTCACGACATAGACCTCATGGCCCTCTAGTTGGTAAGTCCACGCGAGGGCGTCCGACACATTCTGGTTCACCAGGGTGGTCTCAACCGCATGGGTGCTGATCCGCTCTGGAAAATAGCCGTTCATGCGGACAATCATGGCCTCGCCACGGTTGTTTTTGGAGACATAGGCAAATGAGTTGCCCATCCGAGCGCACGACCATTGGGCCGCAATGCCCTGCTGAGTTGAGGTGCCAGGGATGCGGGTGAAGGGAAACGGAACCGCACCGGAATCAATCCAGACCTCGGATGACATCTCACCGAGCAAATAGACTTCCCGCCGGTCAACAATGAGCGCCACCAGATCATCTGGTGATCCATCCTTGCTCGCAAACGACAGGGGGTCGGTGATAGGGGAAAGAAGGTCAGATGCCGCCCAAAGTTGCGAGTTGGGCTTGTTGTAGATGAAATAGTTGTCGGTGATGTCTACCGTGCCGCCGCCCTCAAACGCACCGTCAGTCGTGGGCAAAACCGTCCAGTTGAGCGCATAAATGGTTGCGCTGGCCGCCGTCTGGCTGGGGCTTACCGTGTAGGTTCCCGTGCCGCCAGAACCCGTGCCAAATGCCGTAATGATGGTGCCATCGGTAACATTCGCGCCCTCAAGGGTTTGGCCAATCTGGAGGGTTCCGCTGGCCACCGAGGTCACATCTAGGGTCGTTCCCGTGATGTCGCCGGTAAAAATTGCAGGCGCGGCCACCGAGTTGATCTGGGTGGTTGCAACGGTTTGGGAGTCGCTGACTGTGTAAGTTCCAGCGCCGCCCGTTCCCGTTCCCAAGGCGGTGATTACAGTGTTTTGCGCAATTCCCTGGCCAAAAATGGCCTGTCCAACCGCAATCGTGCCGCTCAAAACCGAGTCCACCGTTAGGGTGGTGGTGCTGATTGAGCCGGTAAAAATGGCCGCAGACGGGTTGGAAATAAACCATGTGTAGCGATAAGTCCCGTCCACAATGTAGACATTGACCCCGTTATCCACGATGCCGACAAGACCCGTGGAGGAGTTCATCTGACCAATACATTTGGGCGTGTAGTCGGACTCCATGACATACACAAAGTCGCCGCACACCACCACCACTTGCTCGCCGCCAGACAGGGTGCGAATGCCCCGCACCTCCTCTTGGTTAGGCATGATGGCCACCGTCTGGAGCCCTGGGGTCGGATAGAGCGCAATGATCCCGCGTTCGCCCTGGGCCTTGGTCGGGTCAATCTCAGGGTAGAAGTTAATGCACTCTTGCGCGTCCTGATAGATGGACGGCGCTTCGTATGCGGCCCCGACAAAACCGAAATCCATGCTATGCCCTCTGCTCTAAGTAAGCCTTGTTCCGCACTATCCGCGAAACATTGTTGGCATGGATGTTAAACATTTTTCCTAGTTCCACATAAGTTGTGTCTGGGTTGTGCATTTCGCGAATGGCTTGCGCCTGTTCAGCGGTCAGTTTGGCTTTTTTATGCGCCGCGCCTCTTACTGCTTTTGTTCGCCCCTTTTGCTTTGCGTCTTGTATGTTGTCCGCGTAGTTGCCGAGGGTCATATGCGATGGATTGCAACATTCTCTGTTGTCGCATTTGTGCAAAATAAACTCTTTTGCCTGCTTATTTTTTGGAGCCTCATAAGTGATGAGGCCAGGATTGACCAAAGAAAAAATAATCCGATGGGCAGAATAGGCTTTTTGGCTTACCGTCATGCTGCCGTATCCGGTGCTATTTTTGCACCCAAGCCACGGCCAGCACTCGTTTTCAGCCCCTTGCTGAACCAAGTCCCACGCATCTTCAAAAGTTTTTCTTTTAGCCATTGGGCCTTAAATCCTCCGTCAGAATCCACCCGTTAAAATCCAGCCCGCGTCAGCCCGCTTGCCGACAATCAGCGTGTCCTCAAACCTTGCAACCTGAACTGGCCGCATATTGGTGCGCTTGATGGTCGCTTTAGCGTGGCCAGCAAATGAGTTGATCATTTGGATTTGCGTTGGGCTCGCCTTTCCATACATGGGCATCAGGCGCTCCGCAAGGCACCAGCGCAGGGCCATGTAGTAGCCCTGGGGGATCACGATTTCATCGTTGATCGAGGTAAACCGCTGGAAAAGGGTGTCAGAAAAGATGTGCATTTCGCCCTGGGAAGGGTTCGGCCACACCGTAATCGTCCCCAAAGTCTCTGCGGGTTGGTAGTAAAGCGCACGGGGCCAGGGGCCGTTCAGGGTCTTCAAGCCAATCAGTTCGTAGTTCTCAAGGTTCAGAATCGTGATCGGGTAATCCAGGCCGCCGTTCAAGATGGGCTGGCCATTGGAATTGGTGTTCACCCGCACAAACGCCGAGTTGATGTTCAGGGGGCGCTCGTAATAGGCCGAGATGGTCGTGGAGGCCACGGTTTGGGAGATGTTGACGGTGTATGTTCCATCAGAGTTCACATTCCCGCCTGCGCCAGAGCCAAACCGAACAATCTTGGTGCCTGGGGCCACGCCAGAGCCGGTCAGCGTCATGCCCAGGGCAATCGCACCGTCCGACACATCGGTGACCGTCAGGGTCGTGCCAGAGATGGAGCCGGTTAGGGTGCCCCCGATTTGGCCGCCTGGGCCGATGGTGTACTGGGTCTGGCCTGCGGTTAGGGTGAAAATGATCTCGGTCTTGTAGAAGACCATCATCGACTCGTTCGACCATTGATCGAGCATATCGTTGAGCATATCGAATGCGTCTTGCGCATCCGCAGGGGCGGGGGTCTCACCGGCCTCCAGAGCCCCGATGTCTTTCAGGGCGCGGGAGATGATGTCGATTGGTTGCGTCATATCGTCACCTTAAATGTGTCCACGGCCCAGGGCGTTTTGGTCGATGTTGGCGACCGCAACGCATCCAGTTGCTCTTGTAGCCTGTATTTTATGAGATGTTTGCCGTCTTGGGTAGCGTCAACATCAAGCCATTGCGTAACCTGTTCTTCTGGCGTGTTGTCGTTGATGGCATACGGAAGCCTCATATTCCAATAACCCTCGGTTTCGACAACATTAAACCCGTCCGCAGCCTGACACCAATATTTGAGGCGCTTTAATATGCCGCCCTCAATAACCGTTTCAACAATCTTCCACTTAAACACCGTCATAAATCACCCATGCGCGAGATTCTTCATCCCATTCATACAAGTTGCCATCATTTGGGTGTGGAATGGGAGGCTCCCAAATGCAAGTGTTTGTGTTCAATGACCACGACTCGAATGGTTTTGGCGCAATAAACGCGTCACGGTCGGGATCGTAAGTAAATCCGATACCAGCATAATTTTTACGAAAAGGAATGCCCCCACCTACATGAACGCCACCTTTTGTGTTGTATGAGGTACGCTTACAGACTTGCCCTCGTATTTGCCCGTATTGGATTTCCCAATCTATACCTTCCTCGTTCTCATCTTTTCCAACGATGACTTCAGTAACAATGTTGTTTTCATCTAAAAACGCGTAATGAGCCATTTTTAACTCCAAGACACATTGCCTGTGCCAGCGGTAAAAGTTGCCACCGTGTATCCACCAGCAGTTGATGTGGAATAAGTTAAGCCGCCGCCTGGGTTAGAAATTGTATAAACATCAGGGTATTTCAAAACAACAATTCCTGACCCGCCAGCGCCTGCGGTGTTGCCCAATGTGCCAGAGCCCCCACCGCCACCTGTGTTGGGTGAACCATCGGTTCCATTTGTGCCAGCCGCACCACCGCCACCGGCGCCGCCTGATCCTTGGGTGCTAAATGACCCACCGCCGCCACCGCCACCTCTTGTGACCGATGAGCCTGTAATTGTTGATGCAACCCCCGCGCCGCCGTTGCCACCAACAGTAGAAGCGGCATTAACGCCAACCGCACCCGCTCCACCGCCACCGCCCGCAGATTGGTTTCCAGAATTTGAATCTCCCCGTCCAGAACCGCCTGCATAACCTTGGTTTGCAGTTCCAGCGCCACCGGCTGGGTTGTTACCGCTTGTCAAACCACGACCAGAGCCGCCGCCACCCGAACCACCGGTGCCACCCGTCCCTGCACGGCCTCCAATTCCACCGCCTGTTGAAGTAATAGAAGAAAAAACAGAATTTGATCCTGGGGAGCCTGGAGTTGTGCCGCCTCCGACTGCA